AGGCGTAGGTTTTCACAACTAAAACCATGCTTGAGGTGTTTAAGAAAAAAACAAAATGCATACAAGCCATTCTATGCAAAAATAGAAGAACTTGAGCATAAACTAGCAGAAGCTATAGAACTAATTAAGTCATTCGATTTGTCATTTCAGGACAAAGATTGGAGGGCAGAGTTCTTAGAAAAGCAGAAGGATATAAAATGACTAATTTACCATACGCCTGCACTGATTTAGATAGAACATTCAGCACCTTTGCGCTTATCGAGTCGTTGAACAAGATAAACGAGCTTGAAAAAGAGATCGCCTCGCTGAAAGGGCAGTTGAAGCGCGAAATGGCAGCGGTCGATTTTTACGCTGATAGGGAAAATTGGCTGCACCCAACAGAAGCAGATGAATATTGTCAGATGAATGAATACGACGAAGAGGGTATATACAAGGGAAGTCGATTTATTGGTCATTATAGCGGCAAACTAGCACGCGCAACTCAGGCAAGGAGAGAGAGAAGTGAGTAACTGTGCAATAAATATTAGAATTTGGTATTGGCACTGGCAAGTTACGTTTAACAATGAATGGTCATGGAGTATTAATGAACATTGGTACGAAAACAAACCTTGGTTTAATCCGATTGCTATTTATGATTTTATGCCATGGAAAATTAAAAGGAGAGAGAAGTGAAAGATTATTGGCTAACTCAATTAACAGTACAGATCGTTATTAACGCCTTATTTGCAATTGCCTGGACGTTTAAGGAGTTTATAAAGTGAAATTTAAAATAACAATCGATTGCGAAGACGAAGAAGAATTAAAAATCATTACCAATGCCAGAAAAAACGCTCAAATAGTGGGCGAGCTGTACAGGAATGTTTTCAGAAATAAAATCAAGCATGGAAATGCAGAGGAGTCCAATATGTATGGAACAGTTTGGGAAAAGGTTAGTGACTACATAGAGGAGAATGAATAATGATGATCGTGAATTTAAACACTGAAATGGCGATGGGAATAATCAAATCATGGTGTAAACGAAACATAGCAAGCGAAGGTTTAGAAGTTGTCAAGTTCGAATGGAAAGAAGGCAACTTAGTGATTGAACTTAAAGAAGAAGAAACAATAGATAACGATCAAGAACAATAGATAACAGATCAAATAAAATATTACAAAAATACCATTGACATAGCCAACCGAACAAACTGATCATTTTCTCCTAACTAGGTTTATTCGTCTTTACTCAGTTGGATTAAATACGGCCAGGGTAGCTCCCTGGTCTTTTACTTAAGACGGTGCAAAGGCGTCCATGTCAATTGAAAGTCTCCACTACGAATATCTCAATAAGAAAATTCAATGTATCCCTGTAAATGGCAAACATCCCTCGATTGATGGATGGAATGAAGTAATAGTCACTGAGGACTTAATTGATTACTGGTTTTCAGGCGGAAACATTCGTCACTATACTGGGCTTGCAATGCTAGTTGGTGAGAGATCAGACGGTATATGCTGTCTTGATATGGATACCGATGACCCAGAGACAATTGATCGAGTTAACAAGTTCCTAGACATCCCTTACCTAGTCAGCAAGCGTGGAGCAAAAGGGTTTGGTGCGTTTTTCAGATTAAAAGAACCACTAAAACCAGGGCAGCGTCCGATCATGTCGTTTAAGATAAATGGGAAGGCCGTTTGCGAAGTTTTTCTTGGAAATAAATATGTAGTACTCCCACCAAGTGAGCATCCTGATGGCGGACACTATAAGTGGATATCGTCACAAACTTTTTTCGACATAGACACTGATGATCTACCAGAAATCTCATATGAAAAACTTGAACGCCTTGGAACTGTAATCAGTGCGCCATCATACCTATCAGCTCAAAAGCTACTACCTAAAGAAATTGATTCCGGTGGACCTGGGCGCTGGTCAACTATTACCTCAATGGCAGGCAGTATGCTTAATCAAGGTGCTAGCGACGATGCTATAGTCCAGAATCTACTTGCCACTGATAGATCAAACTTTGCAAATGATCAGTACTTTCTTTCAAAAGAAAAACTAGGTAAAAGCTACATAGGTGATAACGACACTGCCAATTGCATGAACTGGGTAGCCGAGTTTAGAAAAAACATATATACAAAAAATCCCGAACTAGTCACTCAACTTGCTAACAAATTCGAAACAAGAGTTGACTATGTTCACACTACAGCAGGATGGTCACAACCCGTTTTATTTGGTGAACGCGAACTCTCAAGAACTGCGACCGAAATGCCTATTGAAATATTTCCCAAGATTTACCAGGAATATTGCCTCGATCACGCTGAACGTATGGCCGTTAATCCCGATGGGATTATGGGAACTATGCTAATTGGATTAGGGTCACTACTACAAGGACGCATACTGATATATCCCAAAGGAAAACCAGATGGCTTCTGTGTCCGGCCTAACTTATTCGGAATGACCGTTGGACCCTCTGGAGTTAAAAAAGATTCTATTATGGGATGTGGGCTGCATTTCTTCGAAGAGATCATCCTAGCAGTACAAAACAGACCTAAGGATGAACTAAAAGCACAAGAACGATTAGAGCAAAGACTCTATGTCCAGCACAAGAAAAGAAAAAAGGCATTCGCAGAAGAAGACGATATCGCCCTAGTTGAAGCTGAAGATAAATGCCAGGAACTCCAAAAGGAACTGGCTGAAATAAATATGAGCAGACCTACACTGAGATTTCAGTCAGGGACTACTGAGAAACTAATCGAGATCATGCACAAGAACCAAGAGCGATGTATCTTAATCCATCAGTCAGAGTTTAAGGGCCTAATGGCACAAATGGAAAAGAAGGGTAATGAACCGCTCAGACCTCTATTCCTAAAAGCCGCCAACGGTACAGATAGAGAGGGTTACTCTCATATGACCATGGCAGGGCTAAACGTTGAAATCAAGAAACTATCAGCATGTATGCTAACAGGTGTCCAGGATGATGTTCTAAACAGCTCACTATCAGGTGTTAAAAAAGGAACGGTTGATAACGATGGATTCCTGCAAAGGTTTTTATATTTCTTTGTAAAGTCGTCAAACAAGCGCATGGTATCTAGAGACGTCGAACCTAACTACACTGAGATTCAGAATAAGTTTTGGTGCGCGTATAACTTAGATTGCAACTATGAAATAGAATTTACCCTGGACGCTAGGGAATTGTTTCTCGATCACGAATATACAGTCCAACAAAACAGAGCGAACCGAACAACTGATTCTGCCTTGGAATCCCTTCAGTCAAAGTACATTGGATTGCTTCCTAAGATTGCATTCCTAATAGAATTCATGGGGTCAAGTGCGGGTAAAATGCCGCAAGTTGTAACATTTGAATCAGTTAAAAAGGCAATTGAGTTTATCGAATGGCAGCGAGTAAGTGTTGAGGCGTTCTGGTACAATTCGGATACATCAGCATTATATAGGACAGCACTAAGAGTGATCGAAGACGCGAAAATGAAGGTCATTGAATCCGGTATCCCTATCTCTAAGATGAAAAGGTATTATCGCGAGATCGATGTCACTGTACTCAAGAGAGTGCTTAAGGTGCTTGAGGATAGGAACTGGGTCCGCGTTGATTCAACTGCAAAAGAATATATTGTTTACTTTCACCCCGATATTCTATGAAACTGAGAGACTATCAAATAAGATCAGTGCAAGAGATTTTCGACCATTTCCACAAAGGAAACAAGGCAGTGATTCTCTATGCTCAGACAGGTGCAGGAAAATCTGAGATTTCCGCCTACCTGTCAAACGACTGCCTAAAGCATAACTTTCCATGCGTAATGATTGTCAGAGGTCGAGAGCTAGTAAAGAACCTGTCTAATAGGCTAAGCAAATACTCAGTCCCCCACTCAGTTTATATGGCCGGAAGTAATAGTTATGATCCGAACAAACTGATTCAAATATGCAGTGTCGATACGCTAAACTCCAGGTCGCGGTTTCCCTATGCTGATCAAGAATGCCTAGTGATCATAGATGAGCAACACAAGAACTATGACCCAATATATGAGAGCTACAAGTCAGCCTATTTCTTAGGCCTATCAGGTACGCCATTTAATACTTCTCAAAACAAGAACTACAACGAAGTCGTTTGTCCTATCATGGGGTTTGAACTGAGAGACTCGGGCTATCTAGTTCCCGAGATAACTTATGTTCCTCACCTAGTTGATACGTCTGATATCAAAATAGTTGCAGGTGACTTTAAAAGAGATCAGCTTGAACAATTAATGAGCGAGTCCACGGTCGTTGGCAACATAGTTGACGACTATATAAAGTATGGTGAAATGCGCCCTGCAATTTGTTTTGCTGTTTCCATTGAACACTCTAAGAGACTAATGGATTCGTTTAACAAAAGAGGAATAAGGGCAATTCATTGTGATGCTAGTTCCACTGAAGAGGAAAGAACTTATGCCAAGTTTGCTCTTGAGAATAATAAAATAGATGTACTGGTTAACGTGGATATTTTTAGCGTTGGATTCGATTGTTCGATTGTTAGCTGTATAATTCTAGCGCGGCCAACTTGGTCACTGATATGGTATCTACAAGCAGTGGGGCGTGGACTAAGATCAGCACCAGGAAAGAAGAACTGCATTGTACTCGACAACGCTGGTAATATTTTCAGACATGGTGGACCCTATAAGATTAGGGAAGTAGATTTATATGCTGATCCTAAGGCCAGAGCAAAGCGCGTATTGGATGAATCAGTAAAGAACTGCTCGAACTGTTTTATCATCATGCTGTCAGTGGATTTAAAATGCTCTCATTGTGGGCATGTTCAAGAGATAAAGAAAAAGAAGCTAAAGGAAAAGTCTGGTGAGCTGATTATTTTTAATGAGAGTCCCATAGAAGCCAAAGAGCGAAAAAAAAGAGAATGCAAGCTACACTATCAAAAGCTTGAGTGGGTAAGGAAACAAAAGAAATTTCATGAAAACTGGACATTTAATAACCTAGAAAAAAAGTTCGACAAGGAAACTATTTGGAGTCTGAATTCTGTTGCAAGAGTTCCAGATAGATTTTCGCCAAAGCAGGGTAATGTTTCTTCAGCTTTTGTAGAAAATCTTCGCTTGGTTTGACGATTGTGCCCAATGAGTTTCGTGTTCCATTAAGAGCACGATAAACATGAGCAACATCTATTTCTAATACGATAGATATTTTCTTATAGGATAATTTTCTGCTTTTTAAATATTCGTTTATGGTCATAATTTATTTCATTGACATAGTAATCGTGTTTTTCTAGTCTGACTATAACAATGAAAAGGAGATACAGCAATGTTAATTAAATCACTAGTTATTAGATGGAAAGAACTTAAAGAAATCGAAGACAATGCAAAGAATGAACGCCATCATATTGAGGCAGACATTTGGACAGAGTTAAAAGATCAGCTAAAAGATGATGGAACTACATCGTTCATGCTGGACGAATTGAAGCTGTCCATAGGGAATACCTATAGCATTAAAGTAGACCAGGAAAAAGCTCAGTACAATCCAAGTCTATTTAAGGTTAAGTACGATATTACTTACTCTCAGTACAAAAAAGATGAACGTAAAACATTATTGGATTCGATGGTCACTATTACTCCGAGTAAGCCATCGTTTCGAGTTGAGGTAAAAAATGATAACAATTAAGAAAACAGCTCACATTGCCACTAGAAGAATTGCTATGCTTGTCGTCGGTCCGTCTGGAATCGGCAAGACTTCATTAGTAAGAACGCTACCTGAACCAGAAGATAAAATACTGATTATCAGTGCCGAGTCCGGCCTAGCATGTTTAGATGGAACCAACATCGACGTAATAGAGGTTGATCCAACTAATCCAGCATCTTCACTAGAGGAAATCTTTAACGAACTTCAAACACAAGCATATAAGGATAAGTATAAATTTATCTTTATAGACTCTCTCACTGAAATAGCTCAGTTGATTCTTACTCAGTTAAAACGTGATCCGCACTATGGGCTACCTAAGAACATCCTACCCATGTATGGAAAGTATGCTGACATGATGGCCTTACTGGTAAAGAGCTATAGAGATCTAAGTGATTACTCTGTAATTTTTACATGCCTAGACGCTGTAGAAAAAGACGGCCTTGAAAAACTTGAATCATTCAATATTCCAGGTTCATCGACTAAGAATTCAATTAAGTCATGGTTCGATGTTGTATTATTCTATCGTGTATTTATTGATGAAGAAGGTAACGGAATCCGCAAGCTAGTTACTGATATCAGTGAAGCACCTCTGGCCAAAGATCGGTCTGGCAAATTGGCAAAATACGAAGACGCAAACTTAGGGACAATCATGTCCAAAATATTAGGGAAATAACAATGAAATTAAATTTAGATTTATCAAATGTTGAACTACAAAGAGAGAAAGCTGGTCATACATTATTGCCAGCAGGTGACTATGAAGCACAATTAGTTGGCGCTGAAGTTAAGGATACAGCTAAAGGTGGTGCAATGCTTGTTCTTACTTTTGAAGTTGTAGCTGGAAATATGGCCGGAGCAACTTTTGCTGACAGATTAAATATCAGAAATGCTTCTCTTGAAGCTGAGAGAATTGCTCTTCAGTCACTAAAAACTATCGCTACTTTTATCGGTCATCCTAATCCTAATAAGATTGCTGACACTGATGAACTCATGAATAAGAAACCGCTTAAAGCACATCTTGAAGTTAGAGAGTTTACAGGGACTGACGGCAATACAGCTAAAACAAACCAAGTAAAATACTACTCAGTGGTAAACAGAGAGCAAGCTGCTGTAGATAAAGTAGCATCTACATTAGGCGTTCCATCAAAGCCATGGCTTAAATAATGAAGATCCCTGGTGCCCTTCACACAACATTGGCATTGATAGATCAAGCGATTACAAAACGCGCAGAAATGCGCGAATCGCGTAACTACATGGGGCTATCTGGTATAGGTGAAGAGTGCGATAGGAAACTATGGTACTCTTTCCACCAACCAGTAAAAATACTCGACCCAAGAGTTAATCGTATATTTGATACTGGTAATGCCTTTGAGGCGCTAGTTATCAAGTGGCTTAAGGAAGCTGGGTTTGAGGTATTGACTGATGAAAACGGCCAGTACGGTGGCGAAGATGAGATGCTTGCCTGGCATATCGATGGAGTCATTCGCGGTCTACCTGAGTCTGATAAATGGCACTTATTAGAGATCAAGTCAGCAAAGAACGATAGCTTTAAAAAGTTCGTAAAGGATGGATTAAAGAAAACCAATATCAATTACTATGTTCAGTGTTTGACTTATATGGAAAAGGAATCGCTTGAACGCGCTCTATTTATGGTAGTCAACAAGGATACTCAAGAACTTTATACCGAAAGAATCAAATGTAATAAAATGGAAGCACTATTTTATATTAATCGAGCAAAAGAAATTGCTAGAATGGAGTCAGAACCAGAACGAAAATATAAATCAAGCTCTTTTTACCTTTGTAAATTTTGCGACCATTCGGATAAATGTTGGACACAGACAATACAGTAGAACTAGACGGATCAACTAAATCACATCAGCTTTTATTAAAGAAGTGCCTATTTTGGCTTTCTCTTAATCGCCCATGGGTTTGTTGGTCCAATACTTCTGGGCATGTAAAAACTGAAGAGGGCAGATATATCAAGTTCGGACTAAAGGGTTCATCAGACATAATCGGCTTCACTGATCAAGGTCAGTTTATATCAATAGAAATTAAAACTGGTAAATCAGTTTTGAGTAAACAGCAAAAAGCTTTTCGCGCCACCTGTTTAAAAAACAATGTAAAATATTTCTTAGTTCGTCCAGGAATTGTCTTTGAAAAGATATTTGGTGATGTATGAAATGCGTACTATGTAAAAGAAAAAGAAAGCCAACTGAGTTCACGTCTAAGAAGAATAAGTTCTGCAATCGCTGTAATAGTGGTTCATGGTCAAGCAAGAGACTGCTTCCTGCCGTGGAATCGAAAGACCGGAAGTGCCTAGGTCATGATTGTGACGTTACTTTTTTATCTATTATAGGCGAGCGATTCTGCCCTAAATGTACCGAGAGAAACAAAGAAATTGACGCGGACGAATATGGTTGGTGTCACTAGTTGACATAGAATTAAAATTAAATATAATAAAGTAACTATGTGATCTCGCAGTCACTCATTGTTGTTCCGCTAGTAACGTAAAAAATTATTAGCGGTTTTTTCTCAACAAAAATAAACGAATTTTTTCCTGCCAATTATAAATAGCCACTGTATCGTCTGGGTTGAATCCGATTATCTTATTGCATTTTTGAATTTCATAGTTAGTTGATTCTGATGTACGACCTATTCCCTCTTGGGTCCATGAGTACTCATGACATCGGCAATAGCTTTCTTCAGGTCTATCAGCAATAACGACCATACATCTTTCTTTTGGTGATATTTTAGGGAATCCATCCTTACATGAACTAAGGAAGCTTATCGTAAGCAGAGTCAATATCAGTTTTAGTTTTTGCGTTTTTAAGATCATCTGCTGCCTTCTTTGATGCTTTTTCAATCTTCTTTAAACGAAGATAGTCATACAAATAATAAAGTATCGGTGAAACAACTGTCACGAATAACCAATTTAGAATTGCACTGACTATCTTCGCAGTCATAATTATGCCTTAGCTTTTTCTAGTAGAACTTCGATAAGTTTCTTAGCTTCTTTTTCCATTAACGGAGAAAGTTCAGCAAAGATTACGTCATCAAACTTATTACTTGAATCTTCTACTACTTTTTTAAGTGATCCAAGCACTAACTTGTTAACAAGCAATACTGATAGTTTTTCTACGTCTACACACTCAACAACTTCTTTTAATACTTCGTTCATATTCACTTCCTACACTGGCCTGTAATTAGGCAAACTTTTATAATCTTAACGTCTTCTTTCATTTCCGTTATATCTGAAACTGATGCTCTTAAGTCATATATTGAACTCACTATCCAAACTGAAAAGGGAAGTATCATCCCTAGCAATATAATTTCAGCACCAAGTTTCTTAATCATGTAGTTCGCCTTTATTGATAAGGTCGTCCATTTTTAGCGCCTTATCAGAAGGAGACAGGTCTTTATTTAGTTTAAGATCTTGTTGGGCTTTTTGCAACATTGATGGGTCTACTTTCCAGTCAATTCTGTTGTACTTATCTTGTGCAAATAGGTGAGGGAAATACATCACCATTGCTGGCAACATTTCTTTAATTCTATATGGCTGATTCTCTAGTACATCTTTAAACATAATAAAGTAATGCTCCTCTTGTGGAGTTTTTACCTCTTGAGCAAGCTTTGCAAGTACTGCATCTTTATTGTTAACTATCGCACTTGATTCTCTTGGTATCTCAAATGAAGCAAGAGTTATTGCTAATGGATTCCTTGCTGCATTCATATAAGCCACGCCCTTATTTATACCGCTTTGATTTATCTTGCTTGCATATGGTCTTAGGTATTCATCGCTTAAGTTTAAACCTTCTCTGGCGAATCCTCTAAGACCAGATCCAATTGGAATACTTAACTTGTTCTGGTCAGTGATACGTTCTTTTTTTAATAGATCAGCAAGGTTTATCTTTGTAGAAATATCCTTGTTTCTCATATCAAAAAGAAACTTGTCATTCATGTGTCCAGATTCCATGACCGTATTCTGTGCAATCTCCCCTGCTGATTCTAATGCCATTCCAGCTGCGTTTGCCGCCCCCATTTCAGATATAGGCTCCAATCCCTGAGTATCCATCAGCTTGTTGCCTTGTCTTCTTATGGTAGAAGCATAACCAGCTGGTTCAAGGTTTCTCTTGCTGATCATATCTCTGTAGGCATCTTCAGTAATAGGATCAGAGTTTTTTATGAATTCTTCTAATTGAGCTTTTTCTTTAATCAACTTAGCAAGGTTACTGAAGTTTTTTCCAGCAGGTGCTTTTCCAGATTTAATGTCGGACATATTTTGGTTGATTTCGCTTAGTCTTGCCTCTGATACAGCAACCTTCATTGGCATTCCACCGCTTCCAGTTGCAATTGGAGGGTTTTCCATAACGCCTACTTTTTCAGCATTAAGGCCGTCAATTTGTCTAAGGCTTTCATCAGCAATTTGTGCCGCTAGCCTTTTTACTTCCATACCAGAATTTTGAACATCTCTAATCATAGAGATCTTTTGCTTATCAGGATGAGTGGCGTTTACAATTTGTTCAATTAGTTTTTCTGCGGCCGTTATTTGAGTTGGAAGAAGACCTTTTTCCCTTAACGCTGCTTTTGCGTTTTGAACAATTTCAACTTTGTCTACATAATAAGTATCACGAGGCATATTCTCAACTGCCACGTTCTGCTCTTCAACTAATTGAGCTATTTTTCCTTCTCCTTTAACTCTTCTTCCTGACACTTCTCCAGTAACTGATTTAGTTAGTTCTTCTGGACCTTGCAAATAATCAAGTGTTTTAGCTGATGAAAACGGGCGAATATATGTGTCTGGATCTTCTGCCATCATAGCAGCAACGTCGTTAAGCTTTCCGCTATCTTTTAGTTTCTGCAACAACTGTCTGTTTGTAGACTTTGATTCAATGAATGCTTTGGCCATTTTGAACTTATCAGTAACAATTGGCTTTACCTCTGGAGTTCTTTTTCCAACCTGGACATCAAGTGCAATTCCGGCCAGATTGTATGGATTGAGCAGTCCCTCTACTTCAGCTGCTGTTTCAGGATCTTCCTTGCTTGATACGCTCGCTATTGGCTGTGATTTTATTCCTAGTGCATTGGCAAAATCTTTTAATAGGTTTGTCGTTGTTGCTCTATCTGATGGATATATTCCACTTTTTCTTTCGGCTTCATGGTCAATTGGAGGTGTTTCGCTTGTGTTCTCGCCTACGTTTTCGGCAATGTACTTTAATGGAGCTCTTACCGCTTCCAGTATTGGGGATACACCTATAGAGACTGGCTTAGCTAGTACTGATAGGTTCTTCCCAAGATTCCTTCTATTCACATTGTACTGCTTTAGAAGTTCTTTATCTCGTGCAAAATAATCTACGTCAGCTTGAGGATTTGCAGGGTCATATACACTTGTTTTTTGAGTTGGAATATCCTGATTTTCAAATTGCGCCATTTCTTCGTCAAGAGAAGTCGGCTTGTACTCACCATTCTTCTCGAAATCACGCATCTCTTGGTCTAGCTTGTCGTATTTTCCCATTATTATAATCCTAATTCTTTGCGTTTTTTATCAAGAAACATTCTCTTTTTGTTTTGATCTCTAAAAACAGTGTTGGCTCTGTTTACTATTTCCTTGTACTGTTCTTCTGGAGTTTTACCAATATTCATATTTGGAATTACACTTTTAAGTGCGTCTTGAGATTGCTTTGTATTCGGAGCATATATTCCAGGAATAGCATCTCTTTTTTGCTCTATTTTAGCTTTGATTTTTTCGGCCAATCCAACATATGACTTTCTAAGTTCTTCGATGTCTCCAAAGGCTTGTGTGTCTATCATACGCTTCATTCTAGTTTTAAATGATTCGTATTTTTCCCCTGAAATATTCTTGAAGTCATCATCAGTAAGTACGCCCTTGCTTTCGACGTTTCTTACTAGTCCATATATAGAAGAGGCAACTATTCTTGCGTCTTTTGACGTTTTCATAGTATCTACTACATCATTTATTTCAATTGCTTGGTTTGTTAATTCTTGACCTGCTTTTTGTCCTTCTTTAATCCCAGTTTCAATAAGATCAGCTTGTCCTTTTGTTACGTTCTTTCCGTACGTAGTTCCTTTTCCTGGTTCAACGTGGATTGGTTTAACCTTTTTACCTTCCGGAGCAGCTTCGTTATATACAAATCCTTTTTTTGTTCCCTGCGTATCTTCAGTGCTGAACATCTTATCGGCTTTCTTTTTAAATATTGCTTGAGGTGGCGGCGTGAATTCGCTACCCGCATTATCAAACCATTTATTATCTCTTCCGCTGAACGTGACTCCAACTGATGTGTTTGTAGCAGGGTCGAACATGTCATAAACAACAAAGTTGCCAGCAGATCCTTTTGACCCAGCGGCCGCACCAGGAATTGTTTTTGGCTGGTAAAATGCTTGTTTACCAACCGAATCTACTCTCATTCCAATTACTGGTTTACCGTCAACATCTTCAACAAATGTATTATCTTTTGTAGGAAGATCTTGAGTTGCTCTATTTTTTAAATATGTATTTGCTTGATCAAATCCTCTGACGGTATGGTTTGCACTAGCTCCCGTTAATAGGTTTATGAGTGTAGGAGTTGCCCCAACTAGAGCATCAGCAACTTGTCTATTTTGATACCATTCTTTTTCTTGTGGAACGGCTTCTTCTGTTGGAGCCTCTACAGGAACTTCACTTGGTACATCCATAGCCTCGGGAGCTGATTCATCTAGTACAGTCTGTTCGCCCATTGCTGGCTTTAACTGCTCTAGCTTTTTTCTTCTGGCCAATTCGTCGAATCTATCTGGCATCATATTATGATCTCTTTTTAGGGTATAATTGTTCTTGTACTGGCTTTCTGTTTCCTTTTGGAGCACCAACTAGTGGAAGATATCCATCGCTATTCATAATCTGATCCTGTAGTCCCATATCTGTAGCTTCTCTAAAGTCTTCGGGTGTTTTAAATGTATCCATTACTGCTGGAAGAAATACCTTATCAATAGTTTTTGCCCTATTTCCCAAAGATGTTCTTTCTGGAATTAGCCCATCTATATATCCACTGTTATCTTGAGTTGGAGTTAATTTCTCTTCTGGTGAGAAATGTCTCATATCTTCAGCTGTTTTCCATTCATCTATAAATTCAGATTTACGATTTAACTCAGCAATCCTCATCAGCTCTTTTTGAGCTCTAAGTTTTTCTAGCCTATCCATTAATCCACCCAACTGTCTTACAAATAGGTTTACCAATTAAAATGATAACTTTTCCAATTATGTTTTTATTTTTACCGGTAAGCTGGCCAATATACTTATGAGCAAAATATGAGTAGATTTTTGCTGCACTCATGTTTCTATAAAGAATAGGTATTAGTGGAGCTGTTAAAATAGCATATCCTATATACTCAAGAGATTCTTTATTGATAAAACCAGACTCTGATGCATATGTTTCTTTTGACATTAATCCAAGACCAAGTAGGGCCAAACATGGCATTGTTCCGCTGTTTGATGCTTGCTGAATAGGAGTAGATGCAATTGATCTTCCAGCCCCACTAGCGGCCAGTGTTTCAATTCCAGAAACTCTTCTTCCAACGTCTTTTCCATAATTTCCAACTTGCTCATTTTGATAGTTTCTATTCTGAGCATCGGCTTGAAACATAGTGTTTCTTCTGTTTTGCTCTGACGAAGCCATGTTATTAACACCCGAGAATTGAGCTTTTGCATCAGCAAGACCGCTTTTTCTATTTTGAGTAGTTAGGTATTTCTGAGCATCAGCTGAACCTTCAGTTAGCTTGCCTTTTAGCATATTTGTAAATGCTCTTGAGTCCTCACCGATCTGACTAGATGGACCATAGTAGTTTTCAGCATTGAATCTACCAGCAGCTTCACCAGCTCGTTCTTCTGGTGTAGAACCCATGAGCATATAGCTTTTGTCTTTATTCGATGTAGGAACACCTTCAGCATCCATTACACCTGGTAACTGAAATTTATCTAATTCATTTTGATCTAGCTTAAATTCCCCTAATCCGTTTAGATCACTTGCTGAATAACTTCCTATACCCATATTATACCTCATATTAAAATTGTAATTTATAACTGACCTAATTTCCAGTTCTAACGATTGAAAAGTAGCTATTAAATCCTGCCGAGAAAGATGGAGAGACTGTGTTGGTGTAGCTATACACTTGCAACTGATCTCCAGCGTTAAAATAGTAAAAATTAAGTACTATCTTGCCACTAAGATAAGTCTCTCCTCCGATTGCAGTAATTATATCTGTAGCAACATCAGAGCTATTGTTTTTTAAATAAGTGAAAAATAACTTCCCGGCAGCTGCTGCCGTACATCCTATAGATAGCTTTATACTTACTGAGTAGTATCCACTTTCCTGAACAGTATAAGTACCGCTTGAGTATGCACTCTGGGGATCGCTAATTAGATTGGTAAATGTAACAAGATTTTCTGCCGCTGAAAGGGTTCCAGTCGGAGTACCTTGAGCAAATAGACCTATAGAAGTGGTAGTGCTTGATTTTGCCTGGTTGGTACTGCTACCGTTTAGTAGTTTAACAATGCTATTCACTGCATCTTCCACACTGGAATGCTGATCTGTATACCCAAGTTTTTCTTTTAATAGACTAGGCATTTTTGTCCACCACTTGCCAAGGCTCAAGTCCAAAATCTATTCCAGAAATACAGATGTTCTTGTTTTCTGAGTTAGATATTTTAACCGACCACGACTGACATGTGCGAATGTCTAGCTTCTGTAGTTCAGTGTTAAATCCTGACGGTATTGTTACAGTACTTGTTTTTACCTTTGACTCATTCCAGTCGATATAATGGCTGATTGAGTATATTGCAGTTGTCGGATTAAACGAAAACATTCTTAGCTGGTTTGCTTTTTTTTGCAACGATGGTTTTTGTAGGTCCATCCACCCTGTTTTTATGTATGCCTCAAATGCCACACTAGAATCCTGGAATAAACTCGAGTTCATTTTCTTAGAGCTGCTTGACAATAGTCTCACGACATAGTCATTTGTACACGATAACCCTAAAGAGCAATCTAATCCGTCCCATATCAGCCACTGCTTATAGTTGAAATCAAATGCCACAATATAATGTGAAGACCCACTGTTAACGTAGAATAGCCACCTATCGTTCGCAAGGTCTAGGCATGATCTTGTTTTTTGTAGGTCAGTGGAAGATATTGCCGCAAAAAATGGATCAAGTTTTGTTGTTACCTTGTCCACTTTAAATCCGGTAAATGTGTACAGACCATCCTGTCCTTGAAAGAACAAGAAATCTTGATTTGCCAAAATTGATTTATGGCTTAGGCAGCCAGCTCCGTTTGTCTCAACTCTTCTTAGTGAATATTCACCTTGAGCTAGAACACCATCCATTGCAAATACGTTTCTTGTTTTAAATATGGCGAGCGAGTCTCTAACTCTGGCCATACCTGTAATTGATCCGTCAAATGTGTTACCGATTACTTCAAAGTTTGTAGCAGTAAAGTTTTCCCCAAGATCGCCTTCTGAAATATCAGAATAGAAAACCAGGTCGTCGTTTTTAAATACATTAAAGTTATTGTTGAAGTCATATATACCAGTCGCTGCTCCGACAACAAGTTGCCCGCCGTAAGTAGCAATGTATTTACATCTAGGAGGTCTTAGTTTTGAAGTAGTAATGTCGTAGTATGATAAAAGGTCTAGTGTCTCTACTCTGTTTATTATGTAATCTGGAACTATTGCAAATGTAAGTGATGAAGCTCCAATTGGAAACGCAAACTGTCTATCATAGTCGAGATTTGCTGAGAATGATGTTGAACAAATTATTCTAGTTCTTGATCCGACATAAAATGTAGTCGTTACTGGAAATGGATTATTTATTACAATAGAAAGACTGTCTGTAAATGAAGCCGCTGTAAATGTTACAACTAGTCCAACTACAGATTCTATAGTTAATTCACACGAGTCCATATAGACCAATGTAGAGTTGTTGTTTGTTTTAGTTATTGTTGTTCCAGGTGCTCTTGCTGTCATTGATACTGAAAATGTCTGAATGAGAACTTTTTCACCAGCTACAAAGCCAGATACTGCCGTTGATGTAAATGATCTAGACCCAGAGTTTAGCGATACTGTTGCTGCTGCTGCTAGGGAAAGGCTTATTCTTTTCCTAAAAAATCCATTATTTGGATTAGTAATATCACCGTAAAATGTATTCACTGTAATTGTACTGTCTGCATATCCGCTTGTCTGTGTATACGGCCCGTAAAAAATATTTCCTTTATAGTCTGTATATTCGTAAAAGGTTCTAAAAAACAACGGACCAGCTGTACCTCCAGATTCAACTGCTATTGTCGCAGGAATCCCAGCAAAATAAACTGTATCTGTATCATACTTCATTACATCATATGTGCCCGTTGTAAATGTAAACTCAAGACAGCCTAAATATTCAGCACAAGATAAACTTCCAACTATTGCCTGAGCATTTGCATAACTTGTAGTTGTTATATCTGGAGTAAATCTTGTTAGTTTGGTATTCGTTCCTGCTGAATCTTGCTTGTAGAATTCGATCTTATTGGACTCATTTACTACAAAAAACATCTCATCAGCACTTTTAAAATAGTAAGAGTCAATGGTGCCAGAAGGAGATGCAAACCCAGCTTCCGTGCCGGGTCGTTTTACAATGTACCCACTAGTATCAAATGCAATATTTCTAGCATCTCTTAGGTCTTCTGGCTTTCTTGTTAAGTGATTAGATTTTTGATCTATTCCACCAAATTGCTTAATTAAAATACCCATTCTGAGTACCTCGTAACTGGCGGCTGAAATGTATCGCCCGAATTGTCCGCGAACATGTCAGCTATGGTATTTAAAAACTCTTCTGAAAATGTTTTTGCCACTGGAATATCTTTACTTGATTGCTTTGCATTGATCATAAGTTCAAGACTGTAGATCATCGCTGATTCGCATTCTGATGGGAGCTGAGATGTATCTGTGGAATATTTACCAGGAACAACGTGCATTCCAGCTGTTATTCCAGTAGTGCTCGCAACTGTTATTAATCCTGCCACTTGAGAAACAATTGTTAAATTGCTAACAATGATCGACCCTGTGCTATCTATAACTGTAAAGTAATCATCTACTGTTGTTAGATCAGAGTATCCAACTGCAAGAGTTAGTGTCGTCGGAGCTACTACTGAAACTGTTCCGTATCGTACGGCCAATGTTGGTAACTTCTTATTATATGTAACCAAGATATCAAATGGTGACGTTGGAACTACCGACAAAACAATACTTCTATTTTTAGTAAAATACCCAAACTGTCTCGATCTATCCTGCTCTGGGATTTGAATAATCGGAGAGTATATTGGACTTGATGAACTAGTAGGAGTTATCTGTTGAACAGTGTTCACTGAGTTCTCAGCGTAAATATCATCAGGTAGTGCAAATACAGTTGTCGTTGCGTTTGCTGTATATGTTTGCTCAGCTCTAAATAATCTATTTTCTACGTTCTTGCTGAATAAGAATGCCTGAATGAAGTCTTGCCCTCTGCTTAATAGCTGCCCACATAGAGCATCTGAAATGTTTTCAACTTCAGTTGTGTTTGTATTCTGTCTAGCTTCGTTTATTAGAAACTTAAGCCTTCTCATTATGATAATCCTCTGGCCATAGCGATTGCTGAGTTTATTTGAGCTAGTTGATTTTTCTTCATTTCCTCTGCTGCTCTCACTCTATTTGCTTCATCCTCTTGCTCTGATCTTTTCTGAGCTTCTGCAAGTGAAAGAATTAGACCACCACCAGCAACGTATGGATTTGCAGCAACTAGCCCTCCTGCCATAAGTCCTGAACCCAAGCCTCCTGCTTGTGATCCTTGTGCAAATGCTTTTGCTGTATCTTTACTTATAAATGGATCAGCTTCTTTTTGATCTAATAGTCCACTAGTAGGGACATTGTCATACTTAGTAGATAACTTTCCTTCGTCTCCAAAAAACATACTATATTCACTCATTATTTTAACTCCTTAATCCATTCCTTTAAAAATCCTGCATATTCTTGCTGGTCGACCCACTCATTCTTATTATCAATGAAAAATGGCTCAACTAAAATGCTATACTGAACTGATGATAGCTTTTTAAGGCTTAGTCCACCACGATCAGAAGAAGCAATCCAATTTACTCCATTATCTCTTCTTTTTACTCTGTTGAACTTTGCCGCAAATTTCTCGGCGAAGTCGCGAGCTTTTTCACCAGATGCAGTATTTCCTTCTAAACACAAAACTTCACATCCCAGCGCCTTTCCGTTAAAAGCATTTAAGTGTAGCTCGATAACGATGTCTGGATTCCACTTAACGGCCGATGCTGCTACTCCAGTTATTCCAGATGCTGACCTATAGAATGCTTTGATCTCTTTTCCTGTATCCGATATCTCAAGTGACTTAGCTACTGCCGAGTTATAGTCAAACTCAGAAACGCCATTCCATCCCATTGCCCCGCTGTCTCCGTTTCCGTGACCCACTATGATGGCAACCTTTTTAATTGGAGCTTTAGGCTTGCTGTTTTGCTGGGCAGGCTTTGAGAAAATGCTTTTTAGCTTTTTAAACAGTCCCATTACTTTACGTCCTTATTAGAATCCATTCTCCAAAACAGATGACCTGCCAGAACTCCAGCAAGGAATGGAATAATTAAAAAATCATGCGACAGGCTTATGATAACGCTGCTTATGGTTGCCTCTGCGCCTGCGCTAGACAGTACATAGACATCATAAATGGCGACGACTGCTATTAATGCCCCTAAGAATAGCAGGGTTATCTTCTTCATATTGATACTTCTTCCATTAACTCAGGAACCGTATAGGGAATGTTTCCGCAAATTGAGAAATCCAAATTTACGTTATTTTGTAAATCTACTCCTGCCTTGCGAGTGTAGTACTCAACCCATACTGATTTAATCCACGCTTGAACAGCTGTACATTTAGGCTTTTGAGCAAGGACACCAATGGTTAGTAGCCCAATGGCCGCACCGCTTATTTGAGCTGATTGATAGTCATTTGCTGCCTTCCAAAGAGAATCATATTTACTAGCAAGATCCTTTGCGTTTACTTCGTCGGTAATATCGACAATCTCAATTGTGTATTCTGCTTCAATCTCTTCTGACCAGGCTGGAATTATAATTGGAGGCTGAGGAACTAGCTCATCATAAGCAGGAGTTATAATTGGTTCTTGTGGAGTTACTTCGTCCCACGCAGGAACAATTTCATTAAGTTCATTCACACTTTCTTCGTGATGAATAATTAAATCATCAACTGGAGTGATAACCTCTTCATGATGAACAATTAGGGGTTCTTGGTAGTTAACTTGCTCCAGGTGATTGATAATCCTATGCGGGCTTCCCCATGCTTCACTTATTTCTAGTAATTCAATCCAATCGTTCATGGTTTGTTCTTCATGAAAAATTACAGTTTGAACTACATCATCCTTCTTTTTAACAATTACTTTTTTATTCATATTAATATTGTCCTGTTCGATTTATTGAAAAAAAATGACTAGTGCCCGTTGAGTTAAATGTAGGTGTCGTAGCTGAACTATAGGATCTAATAGTTATTTGCTGTCCAGTTAAAAGAGGTATGCTGTTTATACTAATCGGACATTGAAGATAAGAAACAACCCCGCCAGCGGCAATAGAGAAGTCGTATGATTGTACACCGTCAATAAATATAGCAATCCCACCTAGATTATTTAAAGCATAGGTACCATTGATTAAAAATTGTGCTGAGATACTATAGACCCCTGATGTTGGAACTGTGTATATCCCGCCCGAGTAGGCATTGTGAGAATCCTTTACTCTTGTTGGGAATGTAGAGGTGTTATATGAACTTGTGAGTGTTCCAGTTGGTATTCCTCTATATAAAGCACTCACTGATTCTGATGCAGCTATTTGAGATGGGCCTGATATGCGTTCAATCTGCAATGTACCAAATGAACTAATTGATCCACCTAGATTAGTTGACCTAACGTCAATTGTTTGTCCTGCCAAGGCGTAGACTTTACCTGACCCAGAAAATCCCTGATTTACTACCTCTTGAACTGCAATAACTGGTCGGTTATATCCAGCAGTGGTATTTCCATTTACTGAAATATAGAAAAACGATCCTGCCGCTGAAGTCCCATCTCCCGATGCATTTACATTGTAAAACCCAGGAACTTTTACAGTATATTGTCCAGAGACTGTTGAGTATGCCCCATGGGTATCTAATCCAACAGTAGAGTAAATTATAGGGCTGTTTGCCGAATAAGATGCTGTTCCTCCTCCGATTAAAGCTGCCACAACTCTAACATCAGCATCTGAGCTGAATACTTGAGAAGATGACCAACCTACAATTGGCACATCAAATTTAAAAAAAACAGAATCCCCTGTGGCGAAAACCATTGGCGCTGATTCTGTAATTGCCCCTTGAGCAGTCCCATTCCAGTAATCAAGATTTACAATTGTTGAAGAATTTCCTCTTACTTGTCCTTGCCCAGGATAAGTACCAGCACTCGAATCATAAACTTTTGTTATACCGTATGAGGTTCTTCCATTACCAACTCCACCAGGAACTTTGGCAACGTCAATTACAAATCCAGAGGGGAGCGTGATTGTTAATCCTGTTGCAGTAGGAGCGCCAGATAAAATAACCATACCTTCAAAAAATGCCCTATCGCCTTCTCTGTGTACAGTGCAACTGTATGTTGTATTCGCTATCCATGACCCTGTGATAGTTACCGCAATGTCATCAGTAACAGCCGACCCATATAACTTAGCCTGAGGGCCTAAGTTAAAGCTTGTAAAACGAATTGTGTAGGCAGTGGACGTAGCTGTATCAACATGAAAAATTAATCTGTATGAAGTTGAGTTACTTGCAGTTTGAAATTCAATTGCAAATTTCTCAATGATACCCGAGTTCTTGATCAAGTAAGGAGACGGCTGAACTAATGCCGCGTTGGTCACATCATAAACCCACACACTCATATCATTATCAGTATAAGTACCGGATGATATAAGATATTCGAAACTACATTGAAGCACTTTCCCTTTATCAGATGGGTCTATTGAAAAATCATAACTGAATCCTTCCCCTTGTCTGTTGGCAGCACTGTGTGTCCACAGGAAGTTAGTCACCCCTCGCATAGTTGAATCGGTACTAACTGCAAATGTAGATGCTGGAGAACCACCTGTACCATCTACTGGGTTCGTTTGAGCGGCATCGGCATATGTTACCCATTTACCAAGTTTTGTTCCGTCTCTATCGGCAATATAATTCTTTGTTCCTTGAAAGCTAGGATCGAAACTCATAAGATGCTCCAATTTGTACCATTTGATACAACTGTTATGTTTTGGTACTGAGTTAATATTGGTTGCGTAAGTGCTCCATCAATAGTTTGCGATGAAGTAGTTGCAATCGTCACTGCATTTACAGAAGAATCAATTTTCTTAATGTGAAATACTTCTCCCGTGTTCCCAACTGCCGTTGGAAGAGTAATTGTAATCGCTCCAGAAGTTGCATCTCCAAGAATAACATCGTCTGACTGAAGAATAGTATAGTTTCCAGTTTTAGTTAAAACTGATTTGTTATTTGTTGTTGTCCAAGCAGTTCCGTTGTAAACGCTGAGGCCCTTCATGTCGGTGTCGTAAACAACCATGCCAGCAGTAGGCGATGCAATCGCGTTCTTTTGAGCTGTTGTCATACGAGGAGGCATGAAGGCTTTAGTAGTTGACGTAACATCAAGAATTGCGTTGGCGTTTGGTGAAGATGTTCCAACTCCTAAGTTCCCTAGATAGTCAATCCTCATTCTTTCTGCATAAGCAGTTGTTCCTGTTCTGTGTCCAAACACAATACTCCCACCGGCCGTATTAGATACGTTCCCGATAAAGGATCTATTAACCGCGGCACCACTTCGAGATACAAAACTAAGCAATGAAGCAGTTGAGTCAGTAGTATCTAGGTTCTCAATTGTAGTTAGAATATTT